CAACAAAGGCGCAGCCGATACCTTGACTATAACGTGGACCATAGCAGTGAGTTAACATGGCTATTTTAGTCGCAAATAACGCAACTAGTTATCTAGCTGGCACTCTTACAGCAGTAGCCACTAGTCTCACTGTGTCGAGCGGGACGGGTACGCTGTTTCCGACAATATCTGGCAGCGATGTGTTTTATGTAACGCTGACAAATACCTCGAATCAAAACGAGATTGTAAAGGTAACAGCCAAAGCTACTGACACTTTTACGATTGTCCGCGCACAAGACGGCACTTCTGCACTAGCCTTTGCGATTGGTGATAAAGTAGAACTCAGGGTCATAAAAGTAGTATTTGACGATAAAGCCTCGCTTACCAACGATCAGACTTTTAGCGGGGCTAATACGTTTACAACTCCGATTGCGACTACATCCGGCGGTACAGGATTAAGTTCCCTCGGTACTGGTATAGCTACGTTCTTAGGAACACCTAGTTCCGCCAATCTTGCTTCTGCGGTTACGGATGAGACTGGCTCTGGAGCGTTGGTGTTCGGGACATCGCCAGCATTTACAACTCAAATTACTGCCCCGCTAGTTATAGGCGGTACTGCCGTATCGTCCGCTCTTACGCTACAATCAACATCAGGTATCGGTTCTTCTGATAGCGTTGTGGTAAAAGTCGGCAATAATGGTGCTACAACAGCACTTAGTGTTGATACAACTGGAATAGTGTCCTTCCCTACAACTGGCGCACTTATAGTACCCGCCAGTACGACAGCAAACCGTCCTACAGGGACTACAGGGCAGTTTAGATTTAATACCTCCTTAACCCAGTTTGAAGGTTATAACGGCTCTGCGTGGGGCGCAGTTGGAGGCGGTGCTACAGGCGGTACTGGTAATGCCGCATTCTATGAAAACGACATTACAATCAGCGCGGATTACACAATCACCACTAGCAAGAACGCCGGAACATTTGGCCCAGTAACAGTGAATAGCGGCATTACGGTTACCGTCCCGTCTGGCAGCACATGGAGTATTGTCTAATGCCTGTAAAACTCAATGGAGCAACATCTGGGTCGGTAACAATAGACGCCCCTGCTGTTGCCGGAACCAACACTCTTACGCTTCCTGCTGTGACTGACACGCTTGTAGGTCTAGCGGCTACTCAGACGCTTACTGGCAAGACGTTAACTAGCCCGACAATTACAGGTGCTGTCATATCCTCAATGGGAAGCAGCGTACTTACATCTGGGACAGCAGTAGCATCTACGTCTGGAACTAGCATTGACTTCACTAGCATCCCGTCTTGGGTAAAACGTATTACGGTGATGCTTAATGGCGTATCAACTAGCGGCACGTCATTGCCAATGATTCAACTTGGTGATGCAGGTGGTATTGAAGCAACTGGGTATACTGGAGACTCAGCTCAAATTCATACTGGAGCAGGGGGGTCTGCTCTTTCTACAGGGTTTAGCATAAACACAAATGCTGCAACAAATGTTCTGTATGGACAAGCTATCATATCTTATTTTAAGTCTAATACTTGGATGTTTGCTTTTGTTGGCGGCACAACTGGAAATCCACTAGTGCTTGTAACAGGCGGTGCAAAAATTCTTTCAGATACGTTGACCCAACTGCGTATTACCACAGTCAACGGCACAGACACCTTTGATGCTGGTTCTATCAACATTATGTACGAGTGAGGAATCCATGACTGTAACCATAAGCGGAACCACAGGTATAGCTGGTGTTGATGGCTCTGCTGCTACTCCAGCAGTGCAGGGTGGTGACGCCAACACGGGCGTGTTCTACGGCACGGATATCGTAGGCATCTCGACGGGTGGCACTGAGAGGATGCGTGTTACAAGCACTGGCGTTAATCTAAATGGCTCTACGTCTGGAACGCTTACGATTGCCGCTCCTGCGGTAGCAGGGACCAACACCCAGACGCTTGTAGCGGCTACCGGAACCCTTGCTCCAATAGTTAGTGCTACAGCACAGGCATCTACCTCTGGCACTAGCATCGACTTCACTAGCATACCGTCATATGTAAAGCGTATTACGGTGATGTTTAGAGGTGTTAGTACAAGTAGCACGTCAGATATTCTTATTCGATTAGGAACATCATCCGGCGTTACAACTACAGGATACGCTACTTATGGCCTTAGAACGGGCGCAACATCAGTAACCAGTGGGGCTAATCTTACAACAGGGTTTGCGTCAGTCAGTACACAAGCTGCGTCGGTATATAGTGGTTCTGTTATTTTTTCAGCATTAGGTGGAGATATTTGGACTGGCTTTGGTCTTCTTGCTGATAGTGCAGGGGGAAATGGTTATATCATTACAGGCGGAATTTCTCTTGCCGCAACACTAGACCGTGTTCGCATTACTACAGTAAACGGCACAGACACCTTTGACGCTGGCACTATCAACATTATGTACGAGTGAGAATTAACTACCATGAGTACCGTAAAAGCTACCAACTTCCAGAACGCCTCATCTGCTACCGCCAACATGGTAACAGATGCCAGTGGCAACGTGTCCTTTGGCGGCACTGCGGCTATGTCCAGCAGCTTTCTACGTAACCGCATTATCAATGGTGATATGCGGATTGATCAGCGTAGTGCTGGGGCAAGTGTGACGCCAGCCGGAGGAGGTTCCGCATATTACTCATGCGACCGTTGGCAACAATTTATTTCTCAAAGCAGCAAATATTCAATTCAACAATCAACAACTTCTCCTGCTGGGTTTACAAACTCACTTCTTGCAACTTCTCTGTCGGCATATTCAGTTCTTGCGGCGGATAACTTTGCGCTCACTCAACAGATTGAAGGTTTTAATGTCGCAGATTTGGGGTGGGGTAGTGCTAACGCTCAAACAATAACACTTTCATTGTGGGTGCGCAGTTCACTAACAGGGACATTTGGGGGAGCGTTATCTAATAGCGCGGCTAACCGTTCTTATCCATTTACTTTTACAATTAACGCTGCAAACACATTTGAATATAAAACAGTAACCATAGCTGGCGACACGACCGGAACATGGCTCTCTAATAACGGAATAGGAATTCGGGTTTGGTTTAATCTTGGTTCTGGGTCAACTTACACCGGAACTGCTGGCGCATGGGCGGCGGCAGACTATCGTTCAGCCACAGGTGCAACCTCAGTAGTCGGCACATCTGGTGCTACCTTCTACGTCACAGGCGTACAGCTTGAGGCTGGCACAGTCGCCACACCATTTGAGCGGCAGATATACAATGCTCAGTTAGCACAGTGTCAGAGGTATTATTGGAAAATCATCCCTGCTAATAACGTAAGATTCTCGCTAGGATATGTTAGTACTACAACAACAATTAGTGCTATTATTCAATATCCAGTTGAAATGAGAACAGCACCATCAGCACTTGAACAAACTGGTACAGCGGCAAATTATTTAGTTGCTTACGCAGCTACGGCGGTTGCCTGTTCCTCTGTACCTACTTTTTCATCAGCATCTGTGAACGCATCAACATATACCTTTACTGTTGCAAGTGGCTTGACTGTAGGACAGGGAGCGCACGCGGCGACTAACGCAACAGCTGCCTATCTTGGATGGAGTGCAGAGTTATGATATTTAAATGTCTTCCATTAGTTGAGGGTGAAACTCAAATCTACGCCCGTGTAGATGAGGACGGCCTAATCCGTCTGACTTGCACGGCAGATTATCCAGAGTTCAAGGCATGGATAGCCGAGGGCAACACACCACTACCCGCTGACGAGTCCGAATAACATCATAAGGAATCACTATGGGAACCGCACTTGTTAAGAACAATGCTTTCAGTACGCTGCTCGCAAGTATTGCTTCGGGGGATACTAGCCTTTCCGTAGCTAGTGGGCATGGCGCACGGTTTCCTTCTATCTCCAGCGGTAATTTTTTCTATGCTACCCTTATCAATAGCTCCAATGAGTACGAAGTTGTTAAGGTAACAGCTAGGGCTACGGATGTTTTTACAATTCTTCGTGGTCAGGACAGCACTACAGCCCGTGCCTACACTGCTGGTGATCGAATTGAGCTACGCCCCACTGCCGCATTGTTTGATGATAAGTTGTCTTTAGGCGGAGGTACTCTTACCGGCGCACTCGCTGTCCCGTCTGGAGCAACGACTACTCAAGCCCCGCAGGTTCAGGAAGTCGTCAAGAAAACCGGCGATACGATGTCAGGTACTCTTATCGTTCCTGAACTGCGCGGGCCATCCAATGTTATCAATGTTCCGACAGGACATAAGATCACCACTACTGGATTAGGTTCTGTAACAGGCGCAACAGTAGGCTCAATCGTAGCACCGGGTATGATTATCCAGACTCAGACACTGTTTGTTGATTCCGTTACAACTTATTCAGCCTCAGGAGCCGGTGGAGAAGCTGAGATTACAAGTTTTGCTAGCAGCTTCACCCCAAAATTCGCTACTAGTAAAGTACTCATAGGGTGGGGGTTATCAGGTGAAACTAGCGACGGTAATACCTTTCATATAAAACGAAACGGGACTAAAATAGGCATTAACTCTACGAGCTCTGCCTACTGGTCCGGTTGGATGCCAGATTTTTATGATGGCAATGCTGCTTCCACACCTCAACATAGGTATATGGCATATGTTGACTCTCCTGCTACAACGTCTGCAATCGCCTATACGTTTTGGTTTAGAACATCCGGTACAGCCGCTAGAAGTTTTTACCAAAATCGAGCAGTTAACAATACTGACGCCGGAGCAGCAGACTATGAACTTGTCACAAGTTATCTAATCATTCAGGAGATTGCCGGATGAGGTATGATATTACTCACGCAATCCAGTCTCTTTGTCCCAACGCAACTTGGCGGTTGCACGGGTCGGATTACTCCGGTCTTGTCTGGCTTGATATTCAGATTGATAAGCCTGAGGAAGCGGCGCTCCTAGCAGAAGTTGATCGGCTTCAGGCTGCATGGGATCGAAACGAATACGCACGTAAACGTGCTGCTGAGTACCCTCCGATATTTGACTATCTTGATGCTGTTGTTAAGAATGATCAGGGTCAGATGAATCAGTACATTTCTGACTGCGTTACCGTAAAAGCTAAGTACCCAAAGCCGGAGTGACATAATGGGCGTTCAAGTAGCCAATAATGCTTTTAGTACGCTCTTTAGCGCATTAACCACTGTAGCTACAACTATGACAGTGGCTTCTGGTCATGGGGCTAGGTTCCCATCCGCGTCTGTTGCTTCCGGTAACTACTTCTATGTCACTCTTATCAAGTCTAGCGGCGTCACCGAGATTGTAAAAGTTACTGATAGGTCGACTGACGTATTCACAATCGTGCGTAGTCAGGACGGCACGACAGCAACTACGTTCACTGCAGGTGACAGAGTAGAACTCCGCCCAGTGGCTGCGCTATTTAACGAACTACCGAATCGACTTCTCATCGCTGCGGACTACACAGACCTGTCTGTAACAAACGGCAAGTTAGATAATATCGTTAGCGCAATCGGCCCAGTCGGTGGTTTAGGTAAGTTCCTCACAGCTACTGTAAACTCTAAAGGCAGAATCACAGCACTCACTGAGACAAACGGTATTGTCCAGACAAATACTTTTGCGTTCACAACTTCAGGCGCTACCCAGACTTGGACTAAGCCTACAAGTGCTGGGTCTCTTGTGCGTATCCAGTGCTGGGGTGGTGGAGGCGGCGGGGGTAGAGCAGCTTCAGGCGGTGGTGGGCATGGAGGCGGAGGCGGAGGGTATCTTGAACGCTGGATGAGTTTGGCTGATGTTACGTCAACTGTATCTGTCGTTGTAGGAGGAGGCGGAGCAGGTTCAGCAGCAGCAAATACAGCCGGAACAGCCGGAGAAAATACTACATTCGGTGCTTATGTAACCGCTTATGCCGGAGGCGCAGGAGGCGGTGCTGTCGGAGGCGGAGGCGGAGGCGGCGGAGGAGAGATGTCTGCCGGAGTTAGCGGGACTTCAACTTCTCCCGGAGCTGGCGGTGCTATTGGCGGAGGGCATGGGGCGTTTAATAATTCAGGAAGTCCTACAGCAACCTCTACTGTACGCGGTGTTCTCACCACGGCGTATACAGAATTTCCAGCAACAGCCGCAGCCGCAGTCGGTAATATCCCTTGGGGCTTTGGCAATGATGCCCGTAGCATGTTTGGAGGCGGAGGCGGAGGCGGCGGGAATAGCGGTGCTGTATCCGGTACTGAGAGTACAGGCGGCTTTGCTGTTTTTGGCGGAGGCGGAGGCGGCGGGGGGTACAACGGTACACAAGCCAACAACGGTTCTGTTCGCGGTACTAGCCTGTACGGGGGCAGTGGTGGGGACGGTGCTACAGACTCGGCTACTGCCTCCAACGGGTCAACTCCTGCCGGTGGCGGGGGAGGCTCAGAGTTCGGCAACGCCGGAGCTGGCGGCAACGGTCGTGTAATTGTTACAGTCTATGTATAAGGAGATGATGGTGGCTACCTCAGCAGAAATTGAAAAGCAGCTCCTTACACACGAAGCCGTCTGTGCAGAACGCTATAATACGTTTATAACGCGTGTAGATAGGTTAGAGAAGATCATGCTTAACGCAGCCGCAGCCTTGATCCTAGGCATGGCTGGTATACTCGTTACTATTATTATGAAAGGTGTTTGAGCTATGGCTAAGATGATCATGGAATACGGCGGTAAAGAGAAGTACTCATCCAAAGGTATGATGAAAAAGCACGAAGGCAAAGAGAAACCTATGAAAGAGAAGATGGAATACGGTATGAAAAAAGGCGGCATGGTTAAGCCTAAAATGAAGAAGAAGATGTAAAATGGACCCATTTACTCTCATCGCGGGAGCGACTGCACTATATAACGGTATTAAAGGTGCGGTCGATTCAGGCCATGAGATGCTGGATGTTGCCGAAAAAGTCGGCAGTTTGTTTGGACGCATTGCCCAGATTACTCAGCTAACGTCCGGTAAGCGAAAGAAAAAGTTATTTCAATCGCAAGCTGAGTTCGAGGCCGAGGCAATCAAGCTGTATACCTTGAAGCAAAAAGCTCAACAGTTACAGCTTGATACTCGCAACTTGTTTGTAGGGGCATACGGAATCGCAGCGTGGTCGTCTATTCAAAAAGAGGTAACTGAGATGCGTAAGCAGGCAGCCCGCGAAGCCGCAGCCGCGCAGCTTGAAGCCGAAGAAAACCGCAAAGACCTGATTATGGGGCTTTGGCTTATAGGTGCTGTCATTTTGTTTTCTGTGTGCGTCGGTGTTGCGATGGTTGTGTTCACAAGCAAATGAAATACTTTCTTATCATCACGCTAATTGCTTTGGCAGGGTGCGAGGATCGATACAGGTATCCGTGTCAAGACCCCGCTAACTGGGAATCGCCCGAATGCAATCCTCCTATTTGCACCGCTTCTGGAACTTGTTCCGCAGACACCCTAAAAAGAAACCCGTGCGGAGCCGTAGCAAGATGAGGATCAAGGAAGACGAACTCCACGCCTTGCTTCAGTTTATCATCGGGGTGTCCCTGTGCTTGACCCTGACTGGAACTGTGTTCGCTGTTCTGTATAGCCTAATATTTGTTGTACAACCTATTGACGGGCAAGCACCAAATGACCAAGAATTTTTCAAGTTAATCGCGCCAATCGCTACGTTCCTGACAGGCACTCTATCTGGGATCATGCTTGGTTCTAAGTCAACCGGAGGTAAAGATGGACCTACTTAAAACATTTGGGCCGCTACTCGGCTCTATTGCGCCTAGTATTGCTACTGCACTTGGCGGTCCCCTAGCTGGTATGGGTGTAAAAGCCCTGTCTCAAGCTTTGCTTGGTAATGAAAACGGGTCTGTAGAAGAACTCTCCGTGGCCTTATCTTCGGCTTCCCCTGAGCAACTCTCGGTAGTCAAGAAAATTGATGCTGACTTCAAAGTCCAGATGAAAAGCCTCGACATTGATCTTGAGCGCATCGCAGTAGACGACCGTAAATCTGCAAGAGATATGCAGAAAGAAACAAAAGACTGGATTCCACGGGCTTTGGCTATCGGAGTTACAGTTGGGTTTTTCTCTATAATGATTTACATACTGATCTACGGGTTGCCAACGACAGGGAATGAGGCATTGCTCTTGTTGCTCGGTGCGCTACAAACCGCTTGGGGCGGTATCATTGCTTTCTACTTCGGCTCGTCGTCTGGTTCTCAGAAGAAAGATGCCATGATCTATAACTCGACACCAAAGGAATAACGATGGATGGTTTTAAGGGTGCTGCACTACCTATGCAGCCAGAAGATGTCGCTACCGTAGCAGCAGAGATCGGTGTTGAAGAGGCCGCTCTTCGTGCTGTCCTCGCTGTGGAGTCTGCCGGTTCTGGGTTTGACAAGGCTGATCGTCCTAAAGCCTTGTTTGAACGCCACCACTTCTTTAAGCACCTCAAGACTAAACCTGTCGAGTTGGATCAGGCTGTGGCTATGGGGCTCGCATATCCTAAGTGGGGTGAGAAGCCGTATCCGAAAGGGTCAGATGCCGTGTACGCGGAGATTGCTGCGGCTTACGATATCGACGCGGACGCAGCACTCCTGTCAACATCTTGGGGGTTAGGTCAGGTAATGGGCTCTAACTTCAAGATGGTAGGATGCGCTTCCGTTGATCAAATGGTTAAGCAAGCTATGGATGCTGAGGTAAGCCAGTTGCGGCATATGACGGGGTTCATCAAATCTGCAGGGCTCATCGACAATCTACAGGCGTTAGATTGGGCAGGATTTGCTAAAGGTTATAATGGTCCCGGCTATGCAAAGAACCAATATGATGTTAAGCTAGCAGCCGCCTACACTAAGTTTACGGGGTAGTAAAGTGACAGCATTCAAAGTCAGTAAGTTTTTAGGGAAAGCACCTAGGATTAGTCCTGAGTTGCTACCAGATGCTGCTGCCCAGATTGCATCCAATGCTAAAGTATCTTCCGGCGACTTAATTCCTTATCGCATACCGACAATCGTAGGCAGCGTTAACAGGAACGGAGACATTAAGACTATTTATCCTATGCGGGATACGAGTGACCCTACGATTAATCGCTGGCTGTCGTGGCTTACTGATGTTGATGTCGCTATTACAACCACCCTAAACGATGAAGAACAGCGAATCTATTATACTGGTGACGGGGTTCCGAAGGTAACGAACTACGATTTGGCTGTCGATGGTAGCGGGGTGTATCCAGCGGCGTACTATGATCTTGGGCTCCCGCTTCCCACTACTATACCGGTAACAACGGCTACATCTTACACCTCACAAACTATTGTGTCGTATGCGAGAGATTCCGGTAACACTGCTACAATCGTCACTTCCGGTAACCATGATCTAAATACTGGTCAGAGAGTTACCATAGCAGGATTTACCTCCGCCGTTGGTAAGTTGTTCAATATAACAAATGCCCAAGTCACTGTTGTAGATGATACTACTTTTACATATTACAGTGTCGGTACAGCAGTAGGGACAACTTCTGAATCAGATGGGACGGCGAATCTTGCTGGTAATACAAACACACGTAATTATATTTATACGTGGGTTACACCTTGGGGCGAAGAGTCTGTACCTAGCGACCTGTCCGAGACGCTGTATGTAAAAGAGGGACAGACTATAACTATCTCCAATCTACCGACAGCAGCCCCTGCCGGTGACAATTTCATAACTGGGTTCAGGTTGTATCGTACTATCACCTCTAGCTCAGGCTCAGACTACTTCCGTGTTCGTACCGTCTGGTTCCCAATCAGTTTAGTGCAGGCATCACGCACATCCGGTACTGTAACAATGAAGGTGTCTGAACATCATAACCTTCTTGTTGGCGATAAGATCAAGATATCTGGAACCACTTTTAGTACAGGTGCTGACGCAACTTTTGATGTGACTGATGTAACCGTACAGTCCGTAGTCAGTGAGTACTCGTTTACTTATCTTGCTGCCGGTTCAGATAAGGCTACCACAGCCTGTACCGCAGGTACTCTTTACTGGGATGTTTCAGAACCAGAAACTACCGACTCTAGGTATTATGAAGGTTCTACTTTTACAGATGACTACGATGTGAATGGCCTGACAACCCTGCTTTCATCTTTGTATTACGACGCCCCAGACGCAGATATGAAGGGGCTTATTACTGCCCAGAATAACATCCTAGTGGGGTTTGTCGGTAACGAGTTGTGCTTCTCTGAACCCGGAAAACCTTGGGCTTGGCCTATAAAATACCGCCTTATCTTTGACTCGCCTATTGTTGCTATATCCCCCATAGCCGGGTCTATCATTGTCCTGACTAACAGCTACCCACATCTTGTCAGCGGTAGCACACCAGCTAACATGGCGTCTGCGCGTATTGATGCTCCGTTCCCATGCACATCGAAGCGTGGAGTTGCGAACGTAGGATATGGCGTGGTGTTCCCCACTTACGGTGGCTTGGGTATCTACAATCCGTCCGCCGGTATCGATATCGTCACCAAACTTGTTTATGATTGGGAAGCATGGGGTAGTGAGCTAGACTCCACCACCATAACTGCGTCGTTCTACGCGGGTAAGTACTTCGCGTCTCATTCTGCTGGGTCGTTTATCTTTGAGCGCGAGGATAAGGTTGGCGGGTTCTTTATCGATACTCCGATAGATTTCTCGGCTGCGTACTACGATAGTGAGTATAATAAATTCTACTACATCTCTGATCAGTCGGGTACACTTTCCGAGTGGGATAAACTAGGCACAGAACTCCAGCCACTTGAGTGGAAGTCTAAGGTGATCGTCACCAAGGACTACATAAACCTCGGTGCTGCGCGTGTTGTTGGTGACTACTCGACGCCAAGTGAGGATACTGAGATTATTGTCGCTAATAATCTCTTGGTTCCAGCCATCAACACGGCTTTGTTTGCACTGGTTACAGAACTTGGAACACTAAATGGTCCAACAAGCGCCACCCTAACAACTTCAGGTGCGCTCAATACCATGCAGGTAAACGGTGATCCGTTCTTTACACAAGATATTACTGCGGCCTACGCTCAGAATATAACGGCTAACACACCAACATTAACAACGGCTCTTAAAGAAGTAACCGGATCGTACCCTGTATCCTTCAGGTTGTGGGCGAATAAGCAGCTTGTCTGCAATGTTACGGTGTCTAACTCCGACATATTCCGCCTACCACCGGGGTATCGGTCGGATACATTTGAGTTCGCTGTGACTGGTTCTGCGCGTATCAGGGCAATTCACATTGGCGAGACGCCGTTCGGTTTGAGGACAACATGACTTATTCAGCGTTACCACCAGTACCGCAGGTCGGTGTGCCAGAGTGGCAGTTTCAGTTCCTCAACGGAGTAAAGCAGAATGTTGAGCTACTCACTGGGCAACGCGGGGTCACTGGGTTTGAAGCCGTTGTTACTGGGCAGATCAGTGTACAGCCGATAGGTGAACTGGCTATTCAACAGGTAAGCGCCACAGGCTCAGGCTTTACAATATCGGGAAGTGATGTACCGTCTCTGGAAGATTATGGGAAGTTGCTAACTGACGTGAATACGCTTATTGGTGACGTAGCATATGTCAAGGCGGTACTGAACACTTTAATTGGTCAATTACAAAGGTAGGAGATAGACATGAATTTCTTTAGTGGTATGAGATCGCAGGGGTTTTCGTCTTCTGCACCGTCTACAGCTAACACTGCGTTGCCTCCTGCACTTGCCAGTATGTTTGCTCCTGCCCCCGCTTCAAGAGCCGCTGCCCCGATGGCTCCGATGGCGGCCCCTACTGTTCAGCAGCCCGGCGCTGGCGCACCAATGTCAATAAATATGCAGGCTTTGCAGACACAACCGACCGGTACTGTCGCTAGCAATCCTAACTATCCCGTCTTGGATTTCCGTATGCAGCCTACCTACGCGGATGGCGGCATGGTTCCTCCTGCCGGTAGTATGGCTCCCCCTGCCGGTATGGCTCCTCCTACTCCACAGCCAATGCCGCAGATGCCATCAGCTCCTGCTACCCCAATCAGTTCTGCTGATATGGAAGGCGAAGTTCAGCGGCTTATGTCCCAGAATCCTGAGGTTATTCAGAGAATCCAACAGACGCTTATGCAGGCTGTTCAGTCTGGGCAGCTTACACTTGAGCAGCTTAACACCGCTGTTCAGTTAGCTAAGGCAGCAGCGCAGAACCCTGAGTTGTATCCACGATTGAGAGCACTGGCTATTCAACGCGGTCTTGCTGACGAGGATGAGTTACCGCAGCAGTACGATCAAGGAATCGTTATGGCGCTTCTACTTGCAGGTGCAGCGGTCCAGCAACAGATGGGTGGTCAGGATAGTGGGCCAGTCCAACAGATGGCAAATGGTGGTCGTGTCCGTCCGGGTATGTACGCCGCAGGCGGCGGTATTGCTACAGGAAGCCCATCCGGTGATCGCACGGGTCGTGCAGATGATATCCCCATTCGCGTATCCGGCGGAGAGTTTGTCATTCCTAAACATGTTGTAGACGCTAAGGGGACAGAGTTCTTCCAGAAGATGCTGGATCAGTACAACATGTCGAGCAAGACCGCCTAATGCAAGTATCACCGCTAGGAGAATACGAACCGTTAATGTTGTCTGCCCCAGCGCATATAGAGTTATACTGGCATCTTATAGAACCATTGCTAGACCGGAGTACCAGAGAAGCTATGCACGGAGAGTTCGATATCAAGGACTTAAAAGCTCTCGCACTTGCGGGTAAGGCTCATATCTTTGTCTTAACAAACGACAAGACCGGTACGAACCCAGACCGTAGTGTATCTCTAGCTTTGGCAGCAGAACTTGTAGTGTACCCAAAATTTCCTGCATTGAATATTATTGCATTAGGCGGTAATAATCTCGGGATGGCACATAAGAGATTCTGGAAACAGTTCTGCGGTTGGGCTTATATGAATGGTGTACGCACTATAGAAGGCTGGGTAAGTCCCGGTATGCAAAGATTACTGGAGCGCTTTGGATTCAAGCAGATATACTCTCATATGAGATTTGAACTAACGGAGATTTAGATATGACTACCCAGCCATCGTTCTTTAATATCGAGTATGTCGGCTCCCCCTTGATGGAGTCTACCATGTGGACCCCAGTTCTCCAGACTGAGCACAAGAAAGGTGGAATTGGGTCTATCCTCGGTATTGTCGCATCGATTGCGGTTCCGTTTTTTGCCCCTATGATCGCAACTGCGGTCTTTGGTGGGGCCAGTATCTTAGGTTCTGCTCTTACAGGTGCCGCTCTGGGCGCGGGTACTTCTGCTCTTACAGGCGGTAACCCGCTTACCGGCGCATTGATGGGCGGCATTGGTGCTGGGTTCTCATCCTACATGAGCGGTAACCCATTCGGCTTTGGTAATGCTCCAATCCCTGATGCGGGCGGTATCGCTGCAAGTCAGGCTTACACTGCCGCCGGTTCCCCACTACCACCGGCTAATCCATACCTTAGCACAACTGGTGCTGACTTAGCTGCGACCGGTGCTGTGAATGCTTCAGCTACAACCGGCGGTATGGTATACTCCCCAGAAATGGGGCAGTTTGTTCCGCAACCTACCGGTACATTTAATATCCCCAATGGAGGTCTAAGCACTTCGGGTACAACCGGCGGTCTTACAGCCGGTTCTACTCCTAATCTAGCAGTTACGAGCGGGTTTACTGGTGCGGCTCCAGTGGGGGCAAATGTTATACAACTACCACCGAATATTAATACGGGTGGTCTTACTCCGTATATACCGGGAATCAATGGCATTGATCCCGCAACTAACTTCCTCGGTATGGGCGGTGTCCCTTCGGACATCGCTAAGTTTGTGTCTGATGGCTCCGGTAACACATTTCTTAACCCCGCATGGCAGCAGGCAGCAACGAGAGCAGCGGCATCATCAGGCGGCTTTACTGATGCACTTATTAAAGGCGGCGTGAACTTAGCTGGTATGGCATTGAGTCAAGCTGCGCCAAACCCACAGCAGCAGATCGCTGATAAGTATGCCAAGGAATTAGCGGACCTTAAACAAACAGATCAGGCTGCATACGAGGTCAAGAAGAAAGAGGTCGAAGGTCTTATCGCCAGTGCTAAGACTATGGACCCTGCATACTTCGGTCAGCAAGCGGCAAACGCTGCCAAGATTGCTGGAACCCGTGGACTGATGGAATCGTTCCGTGAGATGCCAATGGCTGGGCTTCGTAACCCTGCGTTTACTTCTGCTGAAGGTCGTCGTGCCAACATTGGCATCGGTCAGAATGTTGGTACAGCCTACGATCAGGGTTTTGGTACTGGACTTACTGCCCGCCAGACTGCATTGTCATCGGCAATCAACCAGATGCCGAACACTCCATCAAGGTATCTTGAAGGTCTTAGGTCTATGGCTGGTATGCAGGGCAACGCAAGTCAGTACGGCGCTCAGTCGGCTCAAGGATACTCTAATATGTTTGGCTCGCTTGCCAGACCCTTTATGACATCACAGGTTTAAGGAGCGGTAGATGGCTGGTCTTGCAGATTTTGGATACCTATATAACGCTGCGAACCAAGGGTCGTCGGCTGCTTTTACTAATCGACTGCCGGTTGACCCAAACCAGCCGAAGCCCGGTGCATTTGCTCAAGACCTTTCAACTAATCTGGCTGGTCTAGCTACTCTTGAACAGACCCAACGCGCATTGGCTGCGGCTAGAAATGCCCAGAATCAGCAGGCGTTTGATCTTAATCAACAACCCATTCTTCCAGATATCAATACCCCAATAGTAACTGTAGCACCGGTTCCTAAAAGTCAGATGGTATCTCCGGCTTTTGCCGTAGCAGCGGGTACAGAGATTAACCCAGCAGAGCCTCTTGTCTACACAAATGTACCCGGCCCTCAGGGTTCTTATCTGGCAACACCGCAGTCTCAGGCTGCCGGTCTTAGGGGCCAGATTTTAACAGATCAGCAAGCAGCAGAAGCGAATCAACTTAGAGCACAGACTGAGCAGCAGGCCGCACTTGAGGCTGTTGGACTTGCAACTCCTACTTCGGGACTTCCGAGTCTTGCTGAGGCAGACAAACGCGCAAGGGCTTTAGGTAAAACAGTTCAAAAGACTGGCGGTAAAGGCGGAGCACGTACTGAACTTGAACTAGCCCCGCCGGAGCCGAGAGTTCTTGTTAACGGGGAGTCTATTTCACAGTCTGCCTATGATAAACTTGCTGATGCGTCGCAGACTATGGCTAAGGTTCTAAGTACTACTGACCCAGCACAAATGCCTGAGGGGGCAAGAGTTATTATTAAAGCTGCTGGAAGGGCGAGTGTTGATCCCAAGATTGCACTAGCCGTCGGTGTTCTAGAGTCTAATCTTAATACTGAGACTGGAGATAGTCCGGTAGGGGCTAAGGGTGTTATGCAAGTAATGCCCGGGACTTACGAAGCCACTCGGCTGAAGTTCCTAAAGTCATCTGACCCTGCTTTAAGGGCGTTGGCTGCTTCGCTACCTATGGCTGCTCGCGGTACTATAAACCCTAAAACTGGCAATCCTGTATACACATGGAACACTAATGTAACTTTGACTGCTGAACAGCAGGCTATTGCTGGTGTCCTGTATATTAAAGATTTGCAGCAGTCTTACCCTAATCGCCCAGCAAATATTATCTTCGGTATGTACCATACAGGTCCGGGCCATAAGTCATATGATCAAGGCATTGTCCCAGCCATAGGCGATTTTGGTATAGACAAAAATGGTAAGCAGTATGGCATGTATAGCAGTGACTATAACACTGTAGGTATTGGCCTCTACAATCAGCTTAACATGGGTGGGTTTGGTCAAGATACTGGTGCTCCCGCCGCCGCTGGCGATACTCAAGGTACTGCCTCTACTGCCCAAGGTACTGCCTCTACTGCGGCTACGACTACAACTACTAAGGATAACGCGCCTGCTGTCTCTTCCGCCGGGGTTAACATAAAGCCAAACTTAGACCCAGTGTCTGTCATTATTAATAAACCGCAGGCTGAAGTAGAGGCAAATCAAAAGAATCTGTTAGCCAACAGGCAGGCTATGGTTGATGAGTACACGCAGATTAATGAACTTAGTAAAAGGTATGCACAGGAAGCCGAAGCTAGACTTAGAGGGGAAGCTTCTATCAAAGAGGATCAACTTCGTAGAGAAATAGAGTCTGCTAGAATCGGCGGAAACTCCGCTGTGTATAATCAAAAAACTGGCGAACTTACTGCACTGTATACCAAGTTGAATGGTGATCTAACTGGCATCGCTAGGGAGTATGAAGGCAGACTTCTAGAAGGTAACAAAACTATTACCGCTGGATTGCAAGCGCATGACGTTGCCATATGGGGCGCAGCTATCGATAACAGCCTACGCGATTTCAACATAACCGGTAACGTGGCACAATTTAATAATATCTTACAGAACTATGCCGGTTCTGATGTTGTGGTCCAACAACTTGCTACAGGTTCTTATGCCCTGCTTACTAGGAAGCCGGGAACAAATGAGTTTGTCCCGCAAGCTGGCGAAGATGGTAACGTAAAGCAGTATGCTAAAAATGAAATGAGTAGCCTATTCCATCAGATAGTTGATTCGGCGCACAGAGCAAATGTAACAGCAGCCTCTAGCGAGTGGAATAAATTTTTGGCTACAGAGAACTTTAAGAATAATGCTAGTACCCAACAAAAGATAGTAGAAGCCCAATACAAACTCTTCGGTGACCTTAAAACTGAAGAGTATAAAGCTAAGGTTGAGCAGCTTAAAAATAGCGCAGACGTTGATGTAAAGGTAGATACTGCTAACGGTACGACCCTTATTATACCAAAGGGGCAGAAAGAGTTTATGC